GCTTGATATTGTCGGCCCTGCTCCTATTGAATTAGATGACTCTTCACACTTTCTTGGCTTAATATCTTGCCAATTTACAGCAAACGCTTAGTATACTAATAATAGCTACATAACAACATGACAAGAGCAGTTGATCTTTTAAAGAACAAGTTTGGAGTTTCTCAACTTTATAAACATGATGTCAAACAAGATGATGAGATTATTCTTAGTATTTATTGGCATCCTTTGACTATTGCTGAAAGAGAAGGAATTATGAAAAAAAGTAGTTCTGATGATATGAACGATTATGCTTTGCAGATGATGATAGAAAAAGCATTAGATGCAGATGGAAAGAGATTATTTGTTGATGGAGATAAAGCTTCACTAAGAAGAGAGATTCAATCATCTGTTCTTGAAGAGATTCAATTAGCAATGGTTAATGCTGGTGCTGATAAGGAGGTTAAAGAGGCTAAAGCCGATTTGAAAAGCTAATAATGATTGGAAATTTTTATTTTCTTTAGCAAAACAATTACATAAAACTGTTGCTGAATTATGTGATACTTTGACTATTGAAGAAATGATAGGTTGGGCTGCTTACGCAGAAATAGAAAACGAAGAATATGAAAAACAAAAAGAACAAGCACAAAGATCTAGTGCTTTACGAGGTAAAAAGAGGTAATATAGAGAAAATGTTTTAATTTTTATAGCAAGTGGCTAATTATAATGTTGATATTACTGTTGCTCTTAAGGGTAGCGAAAAAGTAACTAGATTTAATAAACAATTAGAAACTACTTCAACACGAATCCGAGCAATAAATGATCTTGTAAAAGTACAGGAAGCATCAGTTGGTGCTTTAGTTAAAAGTTTTGATAATTTAAGTGGAAATTTAGCAAAAGCAAGAAGAAATTTTGATGCAGTAGCTTCTGGTACACGATTACAAAAACAAGCTGCTAGGGAATTAATTGCAGCAGAAAAAGAATTAAATAAAGAATTAAAAGAACGTGAAAGAGTTTTACAGAGCATAACTCTTACGGGTCAAAGATCTTCATTAATGCCTGGAAGAAGTAGGACTTTACTTGGACAAAGTGTCACTCCTAAAGGTGGTGCTTCTGGTAGGTCAAGACAAATACTTAGAGAAGAACAAGAGCTTCAAGAAGCATTAGCAAAAATGAATCAAAGGGATATTAAGTTAAGAGGTCAAACTTCGCCTATTAGACCTGCATCATCCATCGCAGAAGATGGTACTGGTTCTTTATTAGGACAAAGTGTAAATATTGAAAGGTCATTAAGAGAAAGAATGGCTATACAAGATAAATTGTTCCAGATGGAGATTGGTCAGACAGAAGCAGCTAAAGAAAGAACAAAACAACTTAATAGACAAAATGTTGAGTTGAGAAGAATGAAGATAGAGAATCAACAATCATTATTTAATCAATATGCTGGACCAATAGGACCAGGAATGGCATCTCCGATAATGCAAGGTCCACAAGTTTCTGCTGAAGTCCAAAATTCTATAATGGAACAAAGAAGAATACAAAGAAGGCAAGATAGATTATTAAGAGTGAGAAGAGGAAGAGATTTACAAAATAGAATGGGTCAAGCAAGATCCAATGCAATAATTGGTGGTGCATTTCCTTTGTTATTTGGACAAGGTTTAGGTGCATCAGCTTTTGGTGCTCTTGGTGGTTTTGAAGGTGGTAGAAGAGGTGGACAAATGGGCTTTGCGTTATCACTTCTTGGTACAGTTGTAGGTGCTCAATTTGATAAGTTAGCTCAATCAGCTAGACAGTTAGGAGAGGCATTAAGAAATCCAATAAAAAATGTTGATTTACTTACTCAAAAAATAGGAGCAGCTAATACACCTTTTGGAGACACTATTTCTACACTGAAAGATTTAGGTTTAGAGGGAGTAGCAGCCGAAGCAGTGTTAGAAAGATTTAATAAAACATTTAATACTAATAGAAAAACTATTACAGAATTAGGAGAAGAATCAATACAATTCACTAATGAATTACAAAAATTAGGAACAGGAATAACTTTACTTGTGGCTGGACCTTTGACAAAGTTTTTACAAATAGTAAATGATACTTTAGGCAATACTACTGAGATAGGTGTAAGAAGAGAAGCAAAGATTGAGGCAAGAAATTTAGCCATGGAAAAATTTGGCATAGGCAATTTTAGAGCCAAAAGAAACGTAGATATATTGTCAGCCATTGCAAATTTTATTAATCCCATTCCAGAAATTGATGGCGAAACTTTTGAGCAATATGCCAGAAGAATTGAACCAGAAATTCTTGCTAAAAAAATGAATGAAGCGGGATTAGATGGTCAAGCAGAAAGAGATTTACAAAGACTTATCAAAGAAAGAAGAGATTTTGAATTACTTACTTTAAAAAATCAGTTAGATATAGAAAAACAAAGTCTCACAATGAGAAGTGAAGATTTAAATGTTTTGAAAAGAAGAATGGATCTTCTCAAAATAGAAGAAAAATTAAAAGTTAAAGGATTAGTAGATACAAAAATAATGACTGCAGAACAACAGAGGGCACATCAATTTGCAATAGATAAGTTAGAAATTGAGAAACAAATTAGTGAAGAGTTATTGAATCAAGCAATAATTATGGCTGATCCTATGCAAGCTGCATTGGTTGACCTTAATAAAGAAATGGAAAAATTTAATGATTTTAGATTTCAAGCAGTAGAGTTTGCTAAAGCGTTTGGAGGTGCTTTTGAAACTTCATTTAAAGGAATTATAAAAGGAACAATGACAGTACAAGATGCCTTTAGAAATATGTTTAATCGAATAGCAGATCATTTCTTGGATATGGCTGCACAAATGATTGCAAACCAATTACAAAGAAGTTTACTTGGATTTATAGGTAATGCTTTTTTAGGTGGCATTGGCGGTGGTGGAGGTGGTGCTGTCAACTTAGATGAAATGAGTTTATACGCTAATACAGGTAGTACAGTAACAATGGCTGATTTTAGGGCAAATGGAGGGCCAGTAACAGGTGGTAAAAGTTATGTTGTTGGAGAACGTGGGCCAGAAATGTTTACACCTGGAGTTTCTGGTATGGTTACACCAAATCATGCTCTTGGTGGTTCAACAAATATCGTAGTAAACGTAGATGCTTCTGGTTCTTCTGTTGAAGGAGATGCAGAACAGAGTAGAGAACTTGGCCGTCTTATATCAGTTGCTATACAATCAGAATTAATTAAACAAAAACGACCAGGAGGTATGCTTGCATAATGGCTACGTTTCCTTCAATAAAACCTACTTATGGACAACAAAAGAGATCTGCTCCTTTGACTAGGACAGTTCGTTTTGCTGATGGGTTTGAACATAGAATATTATTTGGATTAGCAGAACATCAAAATCCTAAAGTTTATAATTTTACTTTTAATGTTTCTGAAGTAGAAGCAGACGAAATAGAAAGCTTCCTTGATGCCCGTGCAAACGATAGTGATAGCTTTGATTTTACTGCACCTGGAGAAGCTGCTGCACAAAAATTTGTTTGTGAGGCATGGTCAAAATCTATACCTTATAACAATAGAGCTACAATACAAGCAACATTTAGAGAAGTATTTGAACCATGAGTACTGCTCCGATTATTACTGATCTACAAAAGATCAATCCTTCAGCAATAATTG